GTTGGCGTGGTCACGCCGGGTGAAGCGCCTGCCGCGACCAAGAACGATGTGGGCCGCAACACGCTCATCATCGACACGCTGGTCTATACCCGCCACGCCCTGCCGCTGCTGGAAACCTTCCAGACGAGCTATGACGCCCGCGTCGAGCTAGGCGTCGAGGATGGCGAAGCTATGGCTCGCTTCACCGATCAGGCGTTTATGATCCAAGCGGCCAAGGCTGCGCTGGATACGAATAGCCGCTATAGCTCGACCGCTGGTAAGCCCGCTGGCTTCAAGGGTGGCTCGACGGAAACCCTGTCCTCGGCTGGTGATATCACTGACCCGGCCCGCTTCTACAAGGCGATCAGCAACCTGTTCGTCAAGATGGAGCAGAAGGACGTTATCCCCGGCCAGAGCGATGTGATGCTGGCAATGCGTCCCGAGCAGTTCTATGCGCTGCTGGATGCGGAGCAGATCATCAATGGCACCTACGTTACCGCTCGCGGTACTCGTATCGAGGGTGCGATGATCTTCAAGGCGTTCGGTTGCCCGGTGATCCGCTCGAACAACTTCCCGACTGGGACGGTTTCGGGCCATCTGCTGAGCACTGCCAACAACAACAACGCCTATGACGGTGACTTCACCAAGCTGGCCGCTCTGGCGTTTAGCCCGCGCGCTCTGCTCGCTGGTGAGACGATCCCGCTTGAGCATGACCTCTACTACGACAAGATTTTCAAGTCGTGGTTCGTGGATAGCCATGCGGCGTTCGGCGTGACCGCAGATCGCAGCGAGTACGCTGGCGCGATCCTGCTGCCGTAATCTCACTTGCCCCCAGCTTCTTCGGAGGTTGGGGGCATTTTGCGTAGGAAGTCTTAGATGCCCGCTCTCACCACTTTAGATGTTGTCAATGATATGTTGGCGACGTTGGGCGAACTGCCCATCAATTCAGTCGAGGAAGGCCACCCGATGGTCCCGACTGCGCTTCGTATTCTGTCCACGGCATCTGCACGAGAGCAGGCGAAGTCTTGGTGGTTCAATCGTGAGCTTACCGATCTGGTCCCCGACACGTCCGGGTATATATATCTACCTTCTGATGTGCTAAGGGTTGACCCTCAGGCGACAAACCTGAACTATGTGCAGCGTGGCCGTCGGCTGTATAAGCCGTTTGAAACGTCTGCTAACGACAAATACAAGTTCAATGAGCGAGTACGCTGCTGGCTAATTAGGGAAGTGCCTTTCGAGGATTTGCCCGTACCGGCTCAGCATGTCGTATCCTACTCGGCCCAGCTTGATTTTATGAAGGCATACGAAGCTGACCAGAACAAGGTTCAGCAGGTTGCTATGCTGTTCCGGGAGACGATGCTAACGCTTAATGCAGAGCACACCCGGAACTCTGATGTTAACCTGCTTCGGCGACGGGGCGGTGTGTACGGTGGACGAACGGAGATTGGCGTTACGCATTTGCAGGACGCCCTCAACTACTACAGATAAGGAAACGATATGGGCAAACTGTCTGGCGGCTACGAAAGCGTAGTTCGCGGCGTAAGCGAGCAAGCTCCGCAGAACCGCCGTAGCGGTCAGCACTTTGCTCAGGTCAACATGATAAGCGATCCTGTCCGAGGCTTGGCCCGTAGACACGGCTCGTTGCTACAGGACGAGGTTAAGCTCAGCATCCCCGCTACGCAGTTCGATAGTCTACTGGCGGACACGCAGGCGCATAAAACCTTCCCGTTCTATGTGGGCGATGATGAGTATGACGTGATCCTGCGGACAACCAAGGATGCGGCCAGCCTCGGTCAAAACGGGTTCGCTTGGTGCTTTAACAAGAGCACCCGAGAGTTTATTCCGACTGTGTACAATGCCAGCGACACTGCGCTTAATCAGCTTGTGTCTGGCGGTGTTAGTGCAGTCGTCAACGTGGGCCGTTATCTTTACATGGCGGGCAACGAGGTGGTGCCTCAGGTGTCAACCGTCGATGTATGGAACAATATGGCCAACCGTGCGCGCATCGCCGCGACTATTCAGCTTGGGGCCTACAGCCGTACTTTCTCGCTTACGCTGGTCCGACCAGACGGAAGTAAGGTAGTCGGCAGCTACACCACCCCGTCTAGCAGCTATGGCGGCACCCTCGATACGTCGGACATTCCGCTGTATCAGCCCGATGGCACAACCCTTAACCCGACCTATCAGAAGCAGGTCAACGACCGGGTGAACGCCTATAACGGCGAAGTGACTAAGTGGATCGGCACTGCCGCAGCCGCTATCACCCCGGCGAATATCGCGGCCATGATTGCAGCAGACCTCCGCTCCAAAGGCGTACCCAGTGCATCCAATATCGGGGGCACGGTTATCCTTGACGACCCGCAGTTTAATGACGCCAGCGGCTCGGACGGTGGTGACGGTAGCTTGATCCGTGCGGTAGGCGGTGACGTGGACAATGTGGACTTGGTGAACACAGTTCACTGGGTAGGCAAGGTCGTGCGTGTGCCGTCTGATACGACTACGGGCAATGCTGTGTATCTCAAGGCCGTATCTCGCGAAGGCGGGGGCACTGGCTGGGGTCCGGTTATCTGGCGGGAAACTGCTGGGTTCAGCATCACTCCGCAGATCGCGTTCATTATGGCGACTGTCGAGAACGGTGTGCTCTACATTGCCTCCACGGCTGCTGGGTTGGGCGCACTGTCCGGTGTCGTTGTTCCTGACTACAAGGCTAACTCGGTCGGTGACGATCTGAGCAGCCCGGTTCCCGAGTTCTTCGGTCGCCGTATCGACTTCCTTGCGGTGTTCCAAGACCGCCTCGTAATCGGTTCGGGGGCAACCCTGCTGTTCTCCCGCCCCGGCGACTACCTTAACTGGTTCCGCAAAAGCGTGACAACTGTGGCCGATGACGATCCGTGGGAGGGCTTTGCTCTAGGCACGGAGGATGACACGATCAAATGGTCAACTCTGTATGACCGCAACTTGCTGCTGTTTGGTAGGCGGTTCCAGTACATCGTGTCTGGTCGTCAGCCCTTTACGCCTAAGTCGGCTTCCATCATCGTGTCCACAGCTTTCGAGGATGCTATCGACGCTGAGCCTAAGGCTACCGGCAACTTCGTGATATACGGCAAGTATAATGGCCGACTTGGTTCTGAGGTTGCCTCGGTCCATCAGGTGCAGGCTGGCAACATCGCCGATACCCCGGAGAGCTACAAGATTAGTCAGCAGCTTGACACGTACCTCACGGGCATACCCGTCGAGATTGTAACGATGACGGCTCCGAACATGATCTTGCTTAGGACTAGGACTGAGCGCCAACGGGTGTTCACCTATAGCTATATGGACGACGCCCAGCAGGGCCGTTTGTTCGATAGCTGGTCCCACTGGGAATGGTCGGATCATGTTGGTAGTTTGATCGGGCTTAGCCGCGACAGCGGCGACGTACTGATCTACACGTTAAAGAAAGGCTTGACCTCGCAAGGGGAACAGGGCCTATGGGTCGCAGCCGAGCGCCTTGTGCGTGATACTGCGCTATCTGATTACCCTTATCTCGACAGCTTGCGTCCTTTGATCCAGTATCAAGGAGATAGCGACAACTCCTACCTTAATCCGACCAACGGGCCGAAGGAAGGAATTGCGGTTGCACTTGAGCGGCTAAGCGATAGGCAGTTTATCGGGCTTCCTATGGAGAGCTACGAGACCTTCCTCGCGCAGTACCCGACGCAGCAGGCTTCGGCATGGGTAGGCGCGAACTACCCTGCCTACGTCACCCCGACTAACCCCTACGCCAAAGATCGTAACGGGCAGCCCATTCTTACTGGCAGGCTAACGCTTAGCTCGGTCAAGGTGGCTGTCTCCGAGACTGGCGGAATGGAAGGATGGGTTACTCGCAACGCCGGGACAGCAAGCCGGGTACTCGACTTTACAGGCCGGTATCTGGCAAGCCCGTCTAACATCATCGGCAAGCAGCCTATCGTCTCTACGACCCTATCGGTTATCGTGGGTGGCGAGGTTCGGGAGTGCAGCTACACGCTGCGAGCAAAGTCGTGGCTCCCGCTGACTATCACCAGTATCGACTGGACTGGGCAGCTATTCCTTAACACCCGTCGAGCATAGGAGCAGGCATGGGTTCCATCTTCTACGGCCAAGCCAGTGCTATCGCAGCGCAGGGGCAGGTCAATGCTAAGCGCATTACCACTAAATCTGGTAATGAGAAGCGGGCAGCACAAACCGATCTGCAACTGTTCAGTCAGGCACTGGGCAACCGTAAGATCATGGACGCTGCTGGCAAGAACATCAATGCGTATGGCGAGAATATCGCCAAGAACTTGGAGGGTGCCACTATGGGTGCCTTCCAAGATCAAATCCAGAGTGCCGAAGAACTTGGAGCTACCACTGCTATAGCTTCGGCTGCTGGCATTGGTGGCTCGTCTGTTCAGGCGTACAACGATACGCTGGCAACAATGAACGGGCTGCGGCGAGAGCAGAGTGACAGGCAGTTTAACCGCGACCTGTATGCTGCTGGCCGGAACCGTTCTGCGATCCTTACGGATGCGGTTGACAGCTTCGACCAGAATATCTACCGGACTGACCTCGACGTGTCCACCTATATGGACGTTAAGAAGCCGAGCTTCCTTGCGGGAGCGGCTACACTGGGCCTAGCGGCTGCGGCGACGTACTTCGGTGGTCCGCAGGCAGGGCAGGCAGTTATCGGCTTCCGAGAGAGCCAGATGGCGGCTGAACGTGGCGACTTCGCTGCGGCAAGCTCGTCCCTCACCGGGTCTATGATGGCAGGTTTCGGAGCCTTCAAGACCTATCGACAGACAGGCGGTAAGATTTGGAGCAGTTCCAAGTCTGGCGCTAATATCAAAGGATAAACCATCATGGCCGCTGGACGTACTTCGTTCGCTTTCGAGCCTGCACGGGTTTCGCAGAGCCAGCCTAATTCGCAGGGCGGCTTTCGTGGTATCCAGATGCAGGGTGGCAATACCTCCGTGGCCGGGGGTGTTGCTGCGGCATCACAGTTTACTACGCCGGGACCGGAGGCTGACCGCATAGGTGGCTTCCTGACCGACCTCTTGCAGCCCGCTATCGAGCGGCGCAAGAAGGAGCAGTTCGTTGCTGGTATGGTCGATCAAATGTCGGCTGTATCCGGTGAGGAAATCCGGGTCAACGATAAGAACCCGCTCAACACGATTTTCGGCCCCTCGTCCTACGAGGAAGGCGCTATCTTCTATTCGGCTAAAGATGCTGTCAATAAGTGGCAGACGAACATGCTGGCCGACATGGATAACCTCAAGCGTCTGCCACCCGACCAGCTTACTAAGGTCGTAGCCGAGAGTTTCGGTGCTATGAAGTCGGGCGACCGCTTCACTGATCTTGCCGTCGAGACTTCGCTTATTGAAGCAAGCCAGCCGGTTATTGGCGCTATCGCCAAGGAACGGTACAAATGGCAGCAAGGCGAGGCGCTTAACGCTTGGTCGGGTGCAGCATCCTCTGGTGGTGCTGCCTTCCAGTCTGCAATGGTTTCTCTGGCTCAGAACAGCGAGCCTTCGGATGCAGGCAATCTTGCCGCCAATGCAGCCCACAATAACTTTTTGTCTTCGATGACCAAGCCTGAGGGTATGGACGACGAGACGTACCGCAAGGGCCTCATCAGTTTCTACAAGGGGGCTGTGCAGGGCGGTAACGGGTACGCAGCGACTGCGCTCAAGAAGTCGGGGCTATTCAATCTGCTGACTGATGAGGAATTGGTCAAGCTGGAAGACGCTGAGCTTAAATACGGCAACCGTGCCCTTGGGCGCGCTGCTGTCAACTTCGCCGAGGATATTGATCGGCTGAACTTCAACATGGAATTTGGCAAGACCAGTTCGACCGAGGCAATGGCTCAGCTTGCTACGATCAATGAAAAGGTCAAGGCAGCGACCGGGTTCGATCAAGACCTGTTCGACTACAAGGATATCACGGGTGCTGGTAAGAACGTATGGACTGCGCTACATGCTCAGTTGCAGCGTCAGGAGGACCGCCGCTGGCAGGTCGAAGACATGGCTCGCCGTGAGAAGTTTGAGACGGATCAGAAGGATAAGGAAGCTGCTGACGAGGCAGCTCAGGTGCAGACCGCATGGGCTGCTGGTCGCGTCAAGACCGCTATGGCGGCTGGCATCGGCTCTACTGGTAACTTCGACATACTAGCGCAGGCTGACTATGCTTCCGGCAACTGGACGAACATGCTGCGGTCGTATAACAACGATCAGTGGGTATCGAGCCTAGTGAAGGATCAGGTGCAGGCTCAGATCGGCAGCAGTATCGGACAGGAATACAATAAGGACTTCGAGGGTGGCTACCAGAAGTTCACCCAGCTTAACAAGCTAAAGCCTGCTGCGGCTATGGCTTACTACGGCGACCTCTACAGCCCTATGCTCGCCTATGAGCGTATGGTAACGACTGGCCGGGTATCCCCGTCGCAGGCGTTCCAGAGGGCGTTCTCCAACCCGGCTCAGTATGCTCCGACCCCGGACATGAGCAAGGAGGCGACTGCTGCCATTGATAGCTGGATTAAGTCCAACCGGGGTAACACTTGGATGGGCGGTACTGTCGGCAGCTTGCTGGGCGGAAGGCGCGATTTGACTGCAACCGGGCAGGCTGCGCTCAAAAACAGCATGGCTCGCCAGCTTGGCGTAATGATGAAGAACACCGATATGCCCGTAGAGGCGCTCATTCCTAACCTTTACCAAGACCTTATCCGCTCCGGCGCATATGAGGACTACGGACGGCTGGGGTGGTCGAATAAGCCGGGTACGCCCAATCTCGGCAAGCAGCTTGGTCTGATGCAGGACGAGGCGGACGAGGTAGTTCAGGGCGTCATCGACCGGCAGCTAAAGGCTACCGGCTTTAAGGACGGCGTGAGCGGAGATAACTTCGACATTCGCCGGATTAAAGATCAGCGAGGCCAGACAGTGATCGCTGTCACGCCATACGACGACGAGGACGGTGCGGGTGCTACGGCCCTCATTCCGTTCTCCATGCTCAAGGCAGAGGCAGATAGCCTCCGTGATGGCCGGGTTGCCCGTGGGCAGCGTAGCTATCGTGGGCAGGGCGCTGCCAAGTATAATGGGCCTGATCCGTATCGTCGGGTGGCCGGTGAGAGCGGCTGGGAACGGCTCAAGCGGATTAACCGTGAGGTTGCCGCTGGTGCAGACCCAGCGAACCACTTCAACAAATAAGGAGGCACTATGCCTAACTCGTATACCGACCCGATGTATGACAAGATCGAAGCTGGGTTGGAGAAAAAGTATAACCTGCCCGAGGGCGGTATGCGGGCTATTCGTACTCGGGGTGAGCGGTCTAACGCTAATCAGGTTAGTTCGGCTGGCGCACGGACTGTGTACCAGATCATCCCCGATACGGCCCGTAGGTTTAAGAAGGCTTACGGCGTAGACGCCTATTCTAGCCCGGAGGGGGCGGCGGAGGTTGCTGCCCTGCACCTCCGCGATAGCCTTCGTCGCAACAAGGGCAACTGGGTCGCTGCGGTGGCCGAGTACAATGGCGGCACTAGTAAGACTAACCAGAACAACGCTGAGACGAGAGCTTACGTTAGCCGGGTCACTGGTCGGCCCCTGACTGTGCCTGCTGGCACTAATGGGGCTACTCAGCTTGCACCGGGGATTGATATCTCCGCGCTGACATACGACGAACTCAAGGACGTGGCTCCTGAGGATGCCGGTAGCCGCCGCCCACTCGGGCCTCAGGAAAAGCCGGTCAAATCGCGTAGCAGCAAGGCAGACCTCGTTACCGACAAGCTCATTGGAGGTCGCAATCTAGTCCCCGGTGATCGGGCTTCGCAGGCACCGGACCTCTCGGTTGAGCAGGGCGAGCAGAAGGCCGCCATTGCTGACGAGAAGGAGCGGGCCAGCACTACGTTCCTAGATCGGGTTTCGGCTGCGGTTGATAAGAACTGGGTACTGAACCAGCTTGTTCGGGGTATGGAGCGGGAAGCCTTCAACGAAGACCCCGAGTTCCATGATTTCTACGTCAAGAACATTGACGAGCTTGAGAAGATCGCTCAGACACCAGCGGAGCGCAACCGCCTTCGTGGTGCAACTAGCCGTCAGGACTACGCCCGCATTGCTGGTGAGCTTGCTGGCGAGCGTGAGCGTGACAAGGTAATCAATAGCAACGGCACGGGTCTGGCTTTCGAGCTTGGCTCATCGCTGGCTGACCCTGTGGGCTGGCTGGCTACTGCCGGTGTCGGCAAGATCGGTCAGTTCGGCTTCAAGGGCTACAGCCTCGGTCGGGCAGCTATTGAGGGTGCAATCGTCAACGAGGGCTTCACTGCCGCGCTCGATTATTCGGGCGTCGATCAGTCGTCCTCGGATTATGCCGTCTCAGGCATCGCAGGGCTGGCGCTGGGCGGCATCCTGTATCCCCTAACCAAACCCTCGGGCAAGCTCGATACGTCGCTGAGCGAGGCTACGGGCGCAATGCAGGGGCAAGCTCGCCGGGAGGCGGATGACGTGTTGGCACAGGCTCAGGCCGCTGCCGGTCCCGACGCTACCCCGGAGCAAGTCGTGCGTAAGGTGCAGGATATCAATACGAACCGGGTTCGCTCGGACGTTGAAGCCAGCCTAGCAGACGTGGGTGACGAGAGCAAGTTCCTGACTGCTGACGAGGACTTGATCCTTACGGCTGACAAGTCAGTACGTAATGCACAGATCACCAAGTCTGGCCTTGATGCTATAGATGACGCCGGGGAGCGGGCACTTGTGGCCGAAGTCACTGCACGGTCGGAGCAGATCGTTGCGAACAACCCGATTAATGCTGACGGCCTACAGGGTCGGCTGCTGAACTCGGTAGGACAGGAAAGCACGGGCTTGACCCTGCTGCGGTCCAAGTCGCCGGTATTGCAGGCTACTGCGATCCAGTTGCTCGAAACCACTACGGGTGCTGGCGGGCGTCGCCGTACTGCTGCTATGTCTCAGGTCGTCCGTGAGCGTCTCTATATGCGCCACATGATCGAGTATGAGCAGATGTTCAACCAGTGGCGGAAAGCTGAGAGCATCGGCTGGATCGAGGGGCACTTCAAGCAAGATGCCCGTCGGGCGTTTGATCGTGAGGTCTTCTTCGAGGTTGAGAAGCGGGCTGGTCAGAAAGCCGGGTTCCGTGCTACTACGAACAACGCTGTCGGTAACGCGGCGGATGCTTGGGAGCGCGGCATGGCACAGATGGCTGCTGAGCAGCGGGTCGTTGGCACCCTCGGGGCACAGCGCCTGCCGGAAAGCTCGACTGGGTACATGCGCCATGTCATTGATAGCCGTCAGGTTATGCGGATGAACGACAATGAGCGTAGAACTGTCGAAGGCATCCTCGCCAAACAGTTCAACACCATGAACGAATACAGCTATATCAATAAGGCCGGGGAGAAGATCACCAAGACCTTTGACCCTAAGTTCAGCCGTGAGTTGGCTAAGGCGTACCTAGTCAAGGCGATGCGTCGTGGTAACGGCTCGTTCGATGTTCCGGTCAACATTCACTCGTCGCAGTCTGCTGAGATTGTCGGTGATGCTCTGGAAGGGATGCGCGGACTTGACAAGCTAGAGAAGGAAGCGATCCTCGGCAAGTTCAGCCGGGGCGGTGCCAGCTACACCAAGGGGCGGCTGCGGCTGGACCTATCGGCCCCCATTGGGGAGGGCAAGGTGCTGGGCGACCTGTTCCGTCAGGATATCTCTGGCCTGTATCGTAGCTACGCCCGTAGGGCCTCTGGCGAAGTGGCTCTAGCTCAGTATGGCATCTATGGCAAGAAAGGACTTGACCTCCTACGGGAAGCGGCTGAGCGTACCGGAGCTACGGCACCGGAGCTAAAGGCGTTCGACCAGATCGCTGCCGAGTTCCTTAATACTCCGTACAAGAACGCCGTGCGTCACGCCTTCATGGACAACGTGCGGATTGCGACCTCTGCTGCTCGACTGGGCGGCATGGGCTTTACTCAGGTGGGCGAAAGCGCTAACGGCCTTGCGGCTGTCGGGGCCGCGCGTGTCATGTCGTCGGTCGGCTCTATGCCTAGGCTGGCCCGTGAGATTAGCAAGCTCGCTAAGGGTAAGGAAGTCGATAACCCAATCTTGAACTCGGTGGACACCTTGGGTGGTCACTTGGGCATGGATGGGTATCAGATGACCCGCATGTTCGATCTGCCTGATAATGAGGTTCAGTTGTACAACGACCAGACGGTCGGGCTGCTGGGCCGGGCATTGCGTGGCGGAAGCCACATGGTTGCAGTCGGTTCGGGACACCGGATCATTGCAGCTACGCAGACCCGTGGTATGGCCGAGCAGATTATCCGCAAGGCTGTGCAGCATATACGCGACGGCAAGGAGAGCAAGGCGCTACTGGACATGGGCTTCACGCCCGAAATACAGGCCGCTTTCCGCAAGAACATGAACAAGATCGCTAAGTTCGATAAGCGAGGCAAGCTGACCAGTATGGATATCATGGCTGGTGATATTGACCCTAACCTCGTCATGTCTTTCCGCGATAGCGTGGAGCGGGGTGCAGGCCAGATCATTCAGCGCACCTACACGGGTGAGACTGGGGCATGGGCGCACAACGACTTCCTCAAGCTGCTGTTCCAGTTCCGCACGTTCTCGATCACTTCGATTGAGAAGCAGTGGGGCCGCAATCAGATGAACTACGGGGCGCTCAAGTCCTTCGCTATGCTTATGGGCGCTATGTCCTTTGCCCTGCCGATCCACATGGCTCGATTGCAGGCGCAGATGATTGGCAAGTCGGAGGCCGAGCGGCAGAAAATGGCTGACGAGCGTATGAGCGCCGTAGCCCTTGGACGGGCCACGCTGAATTATGCATCCTCTGCGGGCCTGCTGGGCGACGTGCTGGATGTGAGCGTAGGCTTTGCGAACAATGTCGGGGTGCTGGACGATGACCTTGCTACTGCCTTCACGGGCGGTGGACAGGGGCGGCAGTCGGTGTCCGGTATGGTTCCGGGGCTAGGTATGGCCGACGATCTGCTGAAAGGCACCGTGGGAGGCCAGTTCGGCAAGCTGCCTAAGCTGCTGCCGGGAAGCAATCTCCCGCTGGTCACGCCTCTGGTGAACGGCCTGACGGCGGATGACGACAAGTAACTAGGTAGGGCTTCGGCCCTATCCTTTTCCAGTACCGTATGGCATAAGGATTAGAAATGGCTGATAGCATCTTATACAGCATTAATCGCTTCCCCGGAAACGGGACGCAGCGAGTGTTCGAAATTAGCTTTGCTGGTGGGTATATCAGCAAGCAGCATGTGGTTGCTCAGCTAGAGCGCCCCCTGCTTGATCCAATGATCTTGGAGATTACTTGGGTTAACGACAGCACTATTCAGGTTCCCGTGGCCCCCGGCCTTGGTGAAACTTTGGGCGTCTATCGTAGAACTCCTAAGGACAAGCCGCTAACGGACTTTGCTGACGGAGCTATCATTGACGAAAAGAGCTTGGATACGCTTGCCGAACAGGCCGTGTTCCTTGCAGCCGAAGCCAGTGACCAAACTGAAGATGCTGTTAAGACTATTCTTGATAGCGCGGCAGTGGTCGCCAATCAGGTTTCAGAGCAGGTGCGGCCGCTGTTTGGTAACGGCGCTCCGTCGCCCGATACAGGTATTCTTGGCTCTATTTACTACGATATGTCACAAGGCCCCGATTTGTATGGGCCTAAGCAGATTGTAGGAAATTGGGGACTTCCAAAGTCTCTGCGAGGCGTAGCAGGCCCGAGTAATAATACTCGCATTACGCTTAGTGATCTTAAAGCAGCGAACATCAACGATATCAGCAGCATCTACGACGGGGCTGTTTGGACGTGGCGCACTGGCGACTATACCGGTAAAGCAGACGACATTAACATCGTTGCTTCAAACGGTGTTGCCCTGTCCGTTGGGGCGTGGGTTCGCGGGTTCAGTGATGCGCTTACGGTCAATACCGTGGCAGAGCTTCGCGCTCGTCCTACTTTCTTGCTGCGACACGGCACAGTCGTAAAGACCCTCGGGTTCCACGCTCCACGAGATCAGGGTGGCGGCGAGTTCTATTGGAGCAGCACGGCCACTAACACGGACAACAGCGGTATTATTATCCGACCGGATAGTGTGTCTGCCTCGTCGCCGGGTCGGTGGTTGCGTATTCTCACCAGCGGTAAAATTAATCTCCGGTGGTTTGGAGCGAAGGGCGACGGCGTTACTCTTGACGACGTGGCTATCGACGCTTGGTTGCGTTATGCGCTCTCTGGCCGGGTTGCTGGCAGCTACGTGGGCAACATGGGATCATTCGAGGCTTACGCTCCGAAGGGCCAGTATCGTTGGACCGTGAGTGGGTTGTTCAGCCCGAATGTCCCGACGTGGGGCGCTAAGATTAGCGGCGATGGCCCGTGGTCGTCATTGTTCGTGCATGATCCAACGCAATCCACGGGAGAAGTGTGGGCGTTCAATAACAACGGCGCTAACGGTACTTCACCGACGGCGCTGACCCTTACTGATGTGGGTTTCTTTGCTGATACTGTCAGTAAGTCGCCCCCGTCTGATATCCCGACGCGTATCCACTTTTGGCAGATATTGTCGAATAGCTACGAGCAGGGCTATCGGTTTGAGCGGATCGCTGTTGTTGGTTTCACTAACGTTTACGATTGGCGCGGTAATAACGTCAACTCGGAAGTGTTCCATCATCAGTGTTATTACGATCTTAACCGAGGCTTCTTCTACCGTATTCGTAACCCGCAGGCATATAACCATAATCTGGTAGCTTGCTCGGTTATTCAGTATGGTGATATCCTGCGCTCCGAAACCGAAGTCGTGGGCAGCACTACTAACTTGGGATCGCCTGTGCTCCACATGTGGGGCGGGCAGGTTATCATGGCTGGTGATCCGGCAGGTGGGTTCTCCTACTTTGCCAACTGTCAGCCGTCATCCGTTGGTGTGAACATCACGCCGATGTTAGTCAGCGGGGTTCGCTTCGAGTTGCGGACTGCTCAGTGTAAGTTGTTCTATAACGCACCAGATCACGTTGCGGATTTGGTGTTCTCTGAGTGCAACTTCCTGCTGGGAATTGACGCTCCGGGTGTGTTCGTAGATTTGGTGGTCTGTAATCGCGGAAGCGTTGTGATCTTCGACAAATCTACGATTGACCCGCTGTTCGGTGCTACGGCTACCATGTCCTGCCCTAACGATACTTTCGGCTTTACTCGGCCGGGAGAAATCTATTTCAGAGATTGCAGGGTTCCCGATGCTATGGCAGACTGGATGGTGCGACCTACGTTTGGGCGTATTGTATCCACTGACAGTAAGACCCTCCGAGTTAATGCAGCAAGCGGCGATGCCGTGCTGGTGCAGGACTTTGCCCTCGGTGATCCGGGGCCGGGCGGAGGCAAACGCTATCCCGTAACGATTGAGGGGTTTACTCCTTACACGCGAGGTTGGCCGGGAGGCAATAACCTTGTTACTCGGGATGAGTGGATCATCCGCTTTGCCAAGGATGAGGTACTTCGTGAAATCCACATTGAGGCAGACGCCGGGTCTGTTGACACGACGCTTGTTTCATATATTGTTGGGTCTAACGATAAGGCCATCATCTACGGCCAAACCCCTGCAACCGCTTACAATACAAAGCAAGTGCTTCATCTGCGAGATTTGAATATCAAGCTGGATGATGATAACAAGCGGCGTATTCGAGTTTGGGCAGCTAATGCCACTGCTAATCGTAAAAGCGGCGGCACAATCACGTTCGTAACTAGAGGATAAGGAGACAGCCGATGGCGGCTAGTGAGACCGCCCTCGGGGCGCTGCACGTTAAAGTGACCGAAGTGTTGACTGAGGCTCTGGATGGAGACACCATCCCCGGTTACACTGAGGAAAACGAGGCGACGGGAGAAGTGACAGTCGTACCTGACCGGAAGCTCCCGCCCTCGGCGGCTATCATCGCTGCGGCGACGAAGTTCCTAAAGGACAACAACATTACCTGCGCTCCGTCTGACGACAACGCGGTGGGTGATCTTGTAGCTAAGCTGCGGGAGAAGCAGAAGGCTAAGGCGTCTCGAATGGAGCTTGCGGACGCGCGCAAGGACATGGGCTTCCTCTCGGGATTGCCTAACTAATGGCCGTGCGGGAGAGTGCTGATGCTACTCTCCTGCGCTGGCGGACGCTGAATGTAATCCAAGAGCATTACGCTCAGTTCGATCCGTTCCTAGAGGACGTGATGGACTTGCTTGGGTTTCGCACGTCGCCGGTGCAGAAGGACATTGGCTCGTTCCTGTGCTACGGCCCAGCGAACATCATGGTGCAGGCGCAGCGTGGTCAGGCTAAGACTACGATTACTGCCGCCTTCGCAGTGTGGACCTTGATCCACAACCCAAGCGCCCGTGTGCTGATCCTGTCCGCAGGCGGTACGCAGGCTAACGAAATCTCCACCCTTATCGTCCGCATCCTGATGACGATGGAGGAATTGGAATGTTTGCGCCCTGACCCGTCTAACGGGGACCGTACCTCGGTCGAGGCGTTCGACGTTCACTACACCCTCAAGGGTATTGACAAGTCGCCTTCGGTGGCCTGTATTGGTATTACGGGCAACATGCAGGGTAAGCGCGCCGACCTGCTCATCGCAGACGACATTGAGAGCGCTAAGAATAGTAAGACCGCGTTAATGCGCGAGCAGCTTATGGACCTCACCCGCGACTTTACCTCGATCTGTACCAATGGTCGGATCGTGTACCTCGGTACTCCGCAGTCGATGGAGAGTGTCTATAACACCCTTCCGGCCCGTGGCTTCACTGTCCGCATCTGGCCGGGACGGTTCCCTAACCCTGAGCAGCTTGAGAACTACGGCGACCATCTAGCCCCGTACATTCGCAGCCGCTTGCTTAAAGACCCCTCTCTTGCCTTTGGTGGCGGGATGCTTGGCGATCAAGGCCAGCCTGTCGATCCCACGTACATCGGCGAGGAAACCCTACAGTTCAAGGAATTGGACCAAGGCCCGTCTTACTTTCAGTTGCAGCACATGCTCAACACGAAGCTGGCGGATGCTGCCCGTTATCCTCTCAAGGTCGAACAGATCGTGATGATGGCGCTTGGCGGCGAATACTACCCATTAGAGGTTGCAAGAGGCTTCGGCGGAAGCAGCCTTCTGGATATCGCCATCTACAACACGCCATATAAGATCAACTCTCCGGCCAAGCTCAGCGAGGACGTGGGGAAGCTCCAAGGCAAGGTCATGTATGTTGACCCTGCGGGCGGTGGTAAGAACGGCGATGAAACGGCATACGCGGTGACTGGCTTCCTGAACGGCAACATTTATGTGCTGGCAGTGGGCGGGGTGCCGGGTGGCTACAACATTGAGCAGATGACTACGTTGGCCGAAATCGCAGAGCGGTGGCAGGTGAATAAGGTCATTGTCGAGAAGAATATGGGCTACGGTGCTTTCACCGAGGTCTGGCTTCCCGTACTGCGGCAGAAGTATGAGTGCGCCGTAGAAGACGACTTTGTGACCGGGCAGAAAGAAACCCGGATCATCGAGACACTCGAACCAGTCATAGCCCGAGGATCACTCATCCTCAACCAATCCGTCGTTGACGAGGATCGGGAGACGCTTGCGCGTTACCCGTCCGCACAGCGGCAGCTTTACAGCTTCTTCCACCAGCTTAGCAAGATTACCCGAGAGAAGGGTTGCTTGAACCATGATGACCGTGTTGACGCGCTTGAGGGCGCTGTTAGATACTGGCAGAAGGTTATGGCGATTGACCAATCGGAAGCGATCAAGCGAGCGCGTGAGAAGGAGTGGAACGAAGCAATGCGCGATCCTATGATGAAGGATCGCTACTCGAATACCGCACCGGGCCGTGGTGGCTCTGTGTTCAACAAATACCTCAGGAGCAATACTAATGCAAGAAGCTACCCTGCCTTCCCC